ATACTAGAGTTCTTTCGGACGCGGAAGTACTACAAAACTACAACGGACAAAAAGCTCGCTTTGGTTTAAATTAAATTAACTTATTAATATTTATTGTCGAACCTTTTGGACAATGAAAAAAGGATAATACACTATGGCAAATGAATTCAAAGTAAGGAAATCCCTCGTAGTTAACGGGTCGGGTTCGGTTCTGTTAGATGTACAAGGCTCTCAAGGTCAGTTATTCTCTATAACTGATTCCCTCTCCGGTTCTTTATTTTCAGTTAAAGATATTTCAGGAATGCCTATTATGGAGGTATTCTCGGACGATACTGTTCGAATGGGGCAATTCGGTCAAAGAGCATTATTTGTATCTCAATCTAGAATCGGTATTGGTAAAGAAACAGCATTAAATGCTACTTTAGATATTTCAGGTAGTACTGCATTAACTGGTTCATTAATAGTATCAGGTTCATCCTCATTTACTGGTTCTTTAACAGTTGGATTTGCTGGTTCTCCAGAATTAAGAGTACTTCAAACTGGTGTTAGTTTAGGTAATATAATTGCTGATGCTCATACTATAACAGGATCATTATCTATTTCAGGCTCAACAGTATTATCAGGTAGTTTAACTCTTCCATTAGTTACGGTTGGTTCTACAGAAACAAATATATTAGTTGCCGACGCTGGAGGTAATATTAGATTCCGTTCAAACTTAAGTTTAACTGGATCAACAGGACCACAAGGTTTTCAAGGAAATCAAGGCCCACAAGGTAACCAAGGTCCAACTGGATTACAAGGTTTTCAAGGAAATCAAGGTCCACAAGGAAATCAAGGTCCAACTGGATTACAAGGTTTTCAAGGTAATCAAGGTCCAACTGGATTACAAGGTTTTCAAGGTAACCAAGGTCCAACTGGATTACAAGGTTTTCAAGGTCGTCAAGGACCACAAGGGAACCAAGGACCAAACGGTTCAAATGGTCCACAAGGAAATCAAGGACCAAACGGTTCAAATGGTCCACAAGGAAATCAAGGACCAAACGGTTCAAATGGTCCACAAGGAAATCAAGGACCAAACGGTTCAAATGGTTCAAATGGTCCGCAAGGTAACCAAGGTCCAACTGGATTACAAGGTTTTCAAGGAAATCAAGGCCCGCAAGGAAATCAAGGCCCAACAGGAGGTGCAGGAGGTATAGGCCCTCAAGGAGCAACAGGATCAAATGGTCCACAAGGTAATCAAGGACCAACTGGTGGGGCTGGTGGTGCCGGCCCGCAAGGTAACCAAGGACCAACGGGTGGAACGGGACCTGCAGGTGGAACTGGTCCAACTGGCCCAACTGGCCCACAAGGTAGACAAGGACCTAGTGGTGCAAATGGTGGAACTGGACCAACTGGTCCAACAGGCCCATCAGGTAATCCATTTGGTGGTGGTACATTCACAGGAGGTATAGCAGTACAAGGTGCTATTACGGCAACTGGTGATATTACCGCATTTTCTTCCGATAATAGATTAAAAAATAGAATTAGTAATATTAAAAATGCGTTAGCAAAAGTTCAACAATTAAATGGTTTCCATTACACAAATAGTGATGTAGCTAAATCATTAGGTTACACTACAGATGAATTACAAGTCGGTGTATCAGCTCAAGAAGTACAATCAGTATTACCAGAAGTGGTAGTATTAGCACCAATAGATAGATTAGTATTAGAAAGTGGTGAAATTGTATCAAAGACAGGTGAAAACTATTTAACAGTTAAATATGAAAAAATTGTACCATTACTTATAGAAAGTATTAAGGAACAACAACTTCAAATTGAAGAATTAAAAAATAGAATATTTATATTAGAAAATAAATAATTTCTCAACTACATTATTAATATATAAAATATTATGACATTACCAAGTTCAGGACCACTTAGTTTATCTCAAATTCGTAATGAATTATCAGCTCAACTAAGTTCATATTCTTTACGTTCAAATAGTTCAAGAGCAGGTAAATCCACTCCAGATAGTATGAGTGAATTTTATGGATACCAATTTTTTTGGACATCTACAGTAGCTATGGTTGGTGGAGGTGGTGGAGGTGGATTCTACAATGGTGGTGGAGGTGGTGGAGGAGGAATGATTGGTGAAACGAATGTAACCATGTATCGTAATACTAACTACTCGTTTTCCGTAGGTAGTGGTGGCGCTGGAGATAGTGATTATGGTGGAAATGGTGGTAATGGAAGTAACTCATCTGCATTAGGATATACAGGAGTTGGTGGTGGTGGAGGTGGTAGCCGTATTTCAGGCCAACAAAGTGAAAGTAGCCCATGCAACGCAGGCCAGCCTGGTGGGTGTGGTGGTGGTGGTGCGGGAGCACCAAATAATGAAATGGGTGGAGGTTCAGGTAACCAAGGATATGGTGGTGGTACTGCTTTTTACTTTTTTGGTGGTTCAGGTGGTGGGATGGGCCAAGCAGGTCAAACAAATAGTTGGGGTCTACCAACAAAAGGAGGGAATGGAGCCAACGCTTTAGGTAGAACATATGGTGCAGGAGGGGGTGGTGGAACATGGTCTGGGGATCCAGGTGCTAATGGTGGTGAAAATGGAGGTGGTCGAGGTGCTGATGGACGTGACCCGTGTTGCCGTCAATTTTCTACTCAAGGTAGTGATACTGAAGGTGCTGGTGGTGGCGGTGGAGGTAATTTTTTATCTTGGGGGTTTCCTTCTCCAACAGGTGCTTATGGATATGGCTCTAGAGGTGGAAATGGTCAGATTCGACTTAGATACCCAAACCCACAACGACTTAATGCTGGAACCGGATGGAATGGTGGAGATGGTTATTTTTATCATGAAATAAATTCAACAACTAATTTTACAACTTTCGCAGGATAGTATTATGGCAACTTTCGCAGAAATTGATGAAGAAACATATCAGGTAATAAATGTATTAAGAGTACCAGATGAACAAGAACATAGAGGACAAGAGTTTTTAGCTGAAGATTGTAATTTAGGAGGTACGTGGATACAAACATCAAGCAATACAAGAGCTGGAGTTCATTATAATTATAATTCATGGGAACCAAGTGGTAAACCAGCATTTAGAAAAAATTATGCTAAAGTCGGAGGATATTATGATCCAGTAGCTGATGCTTTTCATGCAGAAAAACCATCGAGTTACCCATCATTTGCATTAGACCCAGAAACATTCACTTGGCGTCCACCAATCCCAATGCCAACAGAATTACCTGAGGGATTAGAATCTGATAATTATGTTTACATTTGGAATGAATCTCAACTTCAATGGATTTTACAAGAAATCCCTAAATCAATTACAATGTTTGATGTTGAAAATGACCCAGACATATTAGCTGAATTAGATAGAAAATACAAACAACAATTAGAACAAGAAAACAATTAAAAATAAAATTAAGTTATGCAAGAAGAACAAATTGGACCTATTGGTCCGGTAGACCAATCATTAGATCAAGTTAAAGAAAATAATTTCAATTTTGTCATCGTTGGTGGTGGAACCGCAGGATGGATGACTGCTTTATTTTTAAAGAAACATTATCCGTGGATTAACATTACTGTATTGGCTAGTGCTGAAATTGGTATTTTAGGTGCGGGTGAAGGTACAACTCCTCATTTTGTTCATTTTATGGACAGTGTAGGAATTGCAGTTTCTGATATTGTAAAATATGCTAAAGGAACAATTAAAAGTGGTATTAAATTTACTGATTGGAATGGTGATGATACATCTTATTTTCATCCATTTTTTGAAAATACAAATGTAAATTCATTTGAAGTAAATGATGCAACAAATGGTGGTGGGATTTCTACATTAGTTTTAAATTCAATTGCTAAAGGAGAATCATTAGATGACATTTCATTTAGTGCTAATGCGTCACAAAGAAATTTAGTTAATTTTATTCCATCTATAGGGATAGAAAATAAAGGTGAAAATCCAATCACACATTTTAATTCATTATCTAGTTTTGGTATGCATTTTGATGCTAGATTATTAGCAAAGTATTTAAAAAAGAATGCTATGTACCGTGGAGTTAGATATGTAGAATCTGAACTTGACCAGATCATAAGTAATGAAGATGATGGTTCAATTAAAGAAATTACTACTAAACGTGGTGATAAATTACCATGTAGTTTTGTATTCGATTGTAGTGGATTCAATAGACTAATTATTGGTAAACATTTCAACAGCGAATGGCAATCATATTCAGATAGCTTACCAATGAAACGAGCAATTCCATTTTTAATCCCAAATGAAAGTAATGATATACCACCATATACTGAAGCAATTGCTTTAAAATATGGGTGGATGTGGAGAATACCAGTTGAAGGTCGTTTTGGATGTGGGTATGTGTTTGATTCAGATTTTATTTCTGATGAGCAAGCAATGGAAGAAATCAAAGAACGTTTTGGAGCTGATATTGAATTCGGAAACCCATTTACATACGAGGCAGGACGATATAAACAAACATGGGTTAAAAACTGTATAGCTATTGGTTTATCAGCTGGATTTATTGAACCATTAGAGGCAACTTCAATTTGGACTATTATTACATCATTAAACGAGTATATCTCTAATAATTTAGGAGCAATATCAAAAAATGAATTTTATGTTGATCGATTCAATGAACGAGTAAATAAATTCCATGATGATACTAAAGATTTTATTTTCTTGCATTATTTAATAAGACGTAAGGATTCTGAATTTTGGAAAACATTTACTGATAAAAATAAAATTACAGAAAATGTCCATAAATATTTAAGCCAATGTGCTACAACTATGCCTGATCGTAAATTTATAAAAACAATAAATGATGCATATGATGTATCTAGTTTTTACGCAGTAACTCAAGGTGCACGCTTATTCAATAATAAAAAAGCATTTGAACTTAAAGAAGCCACTAATAGTGATGTTCGTAGAGAACATTTTTTCACTGATGAGGAAAAATTTAGAAGAAATATGTTATTGAATTTAACAGTTTTACAAGATCATAAAGAATTCTTAGAATATTTAAAACAATAAATCATGTTTGAAAAAGTATACTTTGGTGGTACTTACGGTTATAAAAATTTTATTAATGATGATGAAAAACTAGAATTACAGGATTGGATATTGTCTGAACAAACAGCAATGAATTTTTCCCAACCTGTAAATTTAGAAACCGATCAATTTGAATCGGGATTGAAGCGACATTTTAGAATATTGTATCCTGATGATAAAAAACCAGATATATTTCATAAAATACGAAATCGATTATTAGAATTAGAAAATATCAAAAACCCAATTCCCGCTCCAGTTAATTATGATTGGATAGGAGTTGTAGGGGAAGACTCATATGTTGAACCCCATATTGACGACAGTTATCGTGAATATTATACTGTTAGGTATAATTTATTAGTATCATTTCCTGATAATGGAGGTAAACCAATATATGGTGGTGAATTACTTCCAGTAGAGGAAAAAATGTTATGGAGATGTGATGCTGGTATTGTAGAACATTCTTCAGAAGTAGTTAAAGGTGATAAATTAAGAATTAATTTGTCGTATGGTTTCTCATTTGAATTATAATAAAAGTTATGGATTTAAAACCGGTATTTCCCGTTCATAGTCAAAGTAACCCTATGGGGTTTTATCCTTATTACGATTCGTTTTCCGAAGAAGAATTAGGATGGATTAATAATCTACAAAAATTATACAATATCCAAAAAGCATCTACTGGTGAATTCGAAGACGAAGATACTACACGAAAATCTGATGTGAAATGGTTACACCATAGTGAAAAAACCGATTGGGTATATAGTCGTTTAGCTAATATCGTTATGATGGCTAATAAAGAAATGTGGCAATTTGATATACCATCAATTTTAGATACAGTACAATATACACAATATTATGAAAATGGTGGTCATTATGATTGGCATACAGATACTGGTCCTTATCCTTTTAATACAAGAAAAATTAGTATAACAGTTCAATTATCAGACCCCGATGATTATGAAGGTGGTGATTTAGAATTAATGCTCGGAAATAATGTAAGTAAAATGCCTAAAGAAAAAGGATGCGCTGTATTATTTCCTAGTTATATTTTACATAGAGTAACACCAGTAACAAAAGGCATTCGTAAAAGTTTAGTATTGTGGGTAGGAGGTACAGTTTTTAAATAATATGGATTTTATATACAGAAAAAATAATTTTTTATCTTCCGATATATGTACTGATTTTATCAATACATTTGAAGTATCTCCATTACGTGCTAGAGGATGCATTGCTGGAAAAAATGGTGAAGGTGTTGAAGTAGATTATGTAAAACAATCCACTGATATTACATTTTGGCCTGATTTTTTAGATAAAGAAGAAAATAAAAAAGAATGGAGTAGTTTGCTTTCTAAATTTCAACATAAATTACAATTTGAAATTGATAATTACGTTGAGCGGTATGAACCTTTAGAAAACATGTCTAAGTTTGTTAGAGAAGGATACAACATGCAAAAATACGAACCTGGTGAAGGATTTTATGAATGGCATTGCGAACGAGCTCATATTGGTACATTACCTAGAATGTTAGTTTGGATGGTTTATCTAAATGATGTAGATGATGGTGGTACCGAATTTATGTATCAAAATCATATTGAAAAAGCAGAACAAGGTAAATTACTTATATGGCCAACAGATTGGACTCATTATCATAGAGGACAAGTAAGCAATACTAAAACCAAATATATTCTTACAGGTTGGTATTCTTTTAAAATATAATATGAATTTTATATATTCTAAACCTAATGTTTTATCTAAAGAAATATGTGAAGAATTCATTCACACATTTGAACATTCAGATTTAAAGCAAACCTCTGAACTACCAGAAGATCATAAAAAAGCAACTGAAATTTTATTTTATCCTGGAATGTTAGATAATGAAAAAAACTACATAGAATGGTATGATTTATTCGATGAATTAGTTAAATCAGTAGACATCGGAATTGATGAATATGTTGAAAAATATTCTGCTTTAAAACATATGAACCCATTTTTATTATCAACATTCAACCTTCAGAAATATGAACCCGGAGAAGGATTTTATGGATGGCATTGCGAACGAAATGGTGATAGAGAATATATAGATAGATTATTAGTGTGGATGATTTACCTAAACGATGTGAATGATGGTGGTACAGAATTTTTATACCAAAATCATACAGAAATAGCTGAAACTGGTAAACTGCTAATATGGCCTGCTGATTTTACTCATACCCATAGAGGAGTCATTTCAAACACAGAAACAAAATATATACTAACTGGTTGGTATAGTTATAAAATGTAAATATAAAATGAAAGTTACAAGTAATTCTAATAATCATTTAGTTATAGACGATTTTTTTAATGACGATGAATTAAAGAACATTTGGTTAGAATTAAATTTTTTAACTAGAGAAGAAATAATGTTACCTCCCGAAAAATCTAACGGTGCATTGGATCGCGAAACAAAAATACCATTAAAGAAAAATAATGTTATATTTTTAGATAATCTATATCAAAAAAGAGAAACATCATCAATATTGAATAATTTTGAAAAAATATATAATGATGATGTAACAGATATTATAGATGATTTACCCAATGAATTTAAATATTTTAAATTTGTAGGACATGATCGTACATTTATTAGTTACTATGAAGATAGTGATTATTATAAACCTCATGTTGACCAAGCTATATTGACTTGTGTGTATTGGTGTAATAAGGATCCCCAATCATTTGAAGGTGGTGATTTAATCTTAGGTGGTGAAAGAACAGAAATCAAATATAAAAATAATAGATTAGTTATATTCCCATCACATAATCTTCACTCAGTAAATTCTATAAAAATGATTCAAAATAATGTACCATTTTCAGGATATGGTAGATATGCTATAAGTAAATTTTTATTTGTTACTCCTAAACCATAAATAATGGACAAAAATATAATTGTATATGATGAATTTTTATCAAATAATTTGTTTGATGAAGTACAAATGTTTGCTGAAAACACAGTAAAAAGTCCCGAACCGTATTCAGGAAGAACTAATTTATGCTGGCAAGATGAAATACGAAACCAAAGCACCCCAGTTATAATAAGAGATATACTTGAGGGTACTCCTATGTACAATAAACTAAAAGCTGAAATAGATACTAAAACAGGACTGCAAGTTGAACGATTGATGTTGTATTTTTGGACTAAATTAAGTTATATACCATGGCATAATGATGCTCATGCTAATTCAGCATTAACTATATATTTAAACGATTATTGGGATCAAGATTGGGGTGGTTATTTTATGTTTAAATTAAATAATGAAATTAAAGCAATTAAACCTAAAAGAAATTTAGGTGTAATCCAAACCGGCCATGTACCTCATTCAGTATCCACAGTTAACTTAGATGCTGATTTACGTATTACTGTTCAATCATTTTTCATGCCAAAGAAATAAGTTATGATTTACCCAATTATTTTTGTTATTTTTATTTCTTTATTATATTCAATTATTGGATTAGAAAAAATTACCAATCGATATAAAATGTTCCTATCCAAAGAATATTGGATTGATTATAATACGATTGAATTTGCCTCATGGATGGCTAAAGCAATTATTATTGTACCTGGATTAATATTTGGTATTGAGTTGTGGTATATGCATTTTTTAACACTAGCAACATCATCTGCTTTAATTTGGGCATCGATGAGAAAATCATTACCAACATTAATTTTATTTAATACAATATGGATTTGTATATCGCTTACAATCATTATCAAACACATATATGGAGTATAAATTAGTATTCCCAAGAGATCAATCAGGTGATCAAACAATGTATTATGTTGTTGATGATGCATTTACTACTGAAGAATTAGAATGGATAGATAATTTACAAAATAATATTAGTTTTATGTACTTTCCTATATATTTATATATAACACTAAAATAAAAGTTATGAATACAAGACCAAGTTTTGATCCCAATTCCACAGTAAATCAATCAAATTATTATTGGTTTGATAAAGTATTTTCACCCGAAGATTTATCTTATATAGATAATCTTCAAAATTTATATGAATACGAATCAGGTACTGTTATTGGAGGAGATGATATTAAAGATGTTCGCAAATCTAAAGTTAAATGGATTCATCATGATGAACACTCATTATGGTTATATGATCGAATTCAAACAATGGTTTTAGAAGCTAATCAAGTTTTCCAATTCCACCTAAATTCAATTATCGATTCAATACAATATACTGAATATTATGATAATGGTGGGCATTATGGATGGCATATGGACATAGGTCCACATCCAATTAATCATAGAAAAATAAGTATCACAATTCAGCTTTCTAATCCGGATGAATATGAAGGTGGAGATTTAGAATTATGGACAGGACAAGGTCAAATATTAGCACCTCGTTCTCAAGGTTGTGCAGTATTATTTCCTAGTTTTATGCAACATAGAATAACGCCTGTTACTAAAGGAGTTCGTAAAAGTTTAGTTTTGTGGGTAGGTGGTGGAGCTTATATGTAATATGTTTTCAATAGGTACATTAACACACGATGATTTAAGACGAGATGAATATCTCGAAATGACTATTAATACTTTCTTAGAAAATACTAACTTACCCGAAAATACAAATTGGTATATCTTTCATAATGGTTCTTCTGATAGTTCTGTTATTCAAGTAGTTAAACAATTAGCTAAAAAATGGGATAATGTTCACTTTTTAGTTTTTTGTGAAAATAAAAACTACGGTGTGGGTGTTGGTATAAATAAATTAAATGAATGGTTAAAGTTATCTAAATATTCTTTATTTTTAGAAGGAGATTGGTTAACAATGCCTCAAGAATTTACTAATCAAGATAAAGATTGGTTAATTCGTTCATTAAATTTAATGGAAAATGAAAATATAGAACAAATTCAATTACGAAAATATTTAAATGATGTTGATGATCGTCAATTTGGTTTAGGGTACTGGACTAATGAACGTAATGTTGAACGAATAGAAGAGAATTTTATATATTTAAAAGAAAGAGAATACACTAATAATCCTCATATTAGAAATAATAAAGCTTATTTTAATAAAGGTATATTTCCTTTACAAGAATTCTATGATGAAAATGGAGAACCAACTGAATTAAAAACATCAACCCAATGGGGTCAAGCCGAAGTTAAAGCCGAAGGATTAGGTAAACAATTAAAATCAGTTTGGTTAAAAGGAGGTATAATGGTTCATTGCGATCATTGGAGATTTGATACTAATTGGGAAGAAGTAAAAAAAGCATTACTAGGATGTGATTATGATAATGGTTCTTTAATACATTGTAAATATGGATTTACATTTTCTAGACCTGAATTTTGTGCTCACTGTCGTAAAGATAAAGATTTTAGAGATTTAGAAGAACATAACTGGATATTTGAACGTAACTTAAAATAAATGAATCATTGCTCAACAAATAATGACATACTATGGTATGTAGATGAAATTTCTCCAAGAGGAGAATCAATGTACTATATAAAAGGATGGATATTTCATAGAAGACACCAAATTAAAGAATTAAAAATTAGTGAAAATCATTTTACTGATTATCAATACCACGCACGTCCCGATGTATCCGAAATATATCCTGAATGTAGATTTTCAGATAATACTGGATTTGAGTTAATTATTTCTAAAGAACAAATCGATATACCAGTAAGTGTTATTTTTGGAGATGATAATTATGTAACTATTGAATCACTTCGTAAATTTATTGTATTTCATTCTGGATTTAATATAGGGCATAAAAATTTAATGGTTGTAGATAATTTCTATAAAAATCCAGACGCTATTCGTGAATATGCAATTAATAATTTAAAATTTAATGATTCTGAATATCATAGAGGTAAACGTTCTGAACGTTTTATTTTAAATGGAACTAAAGAAAAATTAGAAGAAATATTAGGACGCACAATAGTAAATTGGCATGAACCATCATATGCAAATGGTGTATTTCAATATTGTACTTCATATGATCCTATTGTTTATCATATAGATACTCAGACATTTGCGGGTGCTATATTTTTAACACCAAATGCTCCATTAGATTCAGGTACAGCAACATATCGTTCTAAAATAACAGGCGCTACTCGTTTTGATGATTTTAATGAAGATTATAATAAAACATTTTTAGGAGTAAGTGATGAATTTAATTTCTATGATAATACTAATTATGAATTAGTAGATAAAGTAGCAAATGTTTATAATCGTTTAGTTATGTGGGATGCTAAAACAATTCATGCTGCTTCAAATTATTTTGGAGATGCTATTAATAATGCCCGTTTTTTCCAATTGTTTTTCTTTGATGTCGAATAATGAAATTTAATATAATAACTCGTTGCAGTCGGTTACAAAATTTACCAATAATTAAAAATAATATATTCAAATCAGGATATAATATAGATTGGCACTTAATTTTTGATACTACTACTTTAAAAGATATATCTGCGGAATTATTAAATGAATTGCAAAACGAAAATACATTTTTTCATTTTGTTCAAGGAAATGGTACTGATTATTTATATCCACAAGCTGGAGAAATAATATCAAAACTAAAAGGATACGCAGTATTTGTAGATGATGATTCTATAATGCATCCTGAATATTATGATAGTATTTCACACATTATTAAAAATTCTCCATTAGGTAAAATATTCATTACTTCACAACAAATAGATGGACGTGATTTTACTGGTTTAGATATTAGAATAGCATCTGCTGAAAATACACGTTATCAAGGAGTAGATATAGCCCAAATAACATTTGATTGTGGAATATTTAAACAATATAATTTTACTGGGCATCATTCAGCAGATGGATTTTTAATTGAAAAAATATATAAAGAACAACCAGATTGGTTTATTTGGGATAATAAAGTATTAAGTTATTATAATTACTTAGAAAAACAACCATCAGCAAAACTACCTAAAATATTATTAATAAATAAAGGACCACAAGTTGAATTAAAATCTTATATGGCTGCTGATTATGAAGATAATAATTTACATACTTTACAAATACCCGATGATACAAATATAGAAAAAGAAATTGTATCTTTTAAACCTGATGCTATTGTAAGTATATCTGATACTTGGAAAGATTTTCCAAATCTTGCAAATCAACCTACCCAAATTAGAAATAAATGGATTACAATTCCTGAATTAAATGATTGGAGTGGAGAAAGTGCTTATCATTGTGCTATGGAAAATATATTACATAATGATAATTCAAAACTAATATCATTCTTTACACCAATATATAATACAGGAAATAAACTATATCGTACTTATAATTCACTCCAAAATCAAAATTATAATAACTGGGAATGGGTAATAGTAAATGATTCAAGCGACGGTGGTAAAACATTAAAAATTGCTGAAGAAATTGCTAAAAATGATCCACGAGTTAAAATATATGATTTTAGAGAAAAATCAGGAGGTATAATTGGAGAAACAAAATATAGAGCGGCTAGTTTATGTAATGGTTATATTTTAGCTGAATTAGATCATGATGATTATTTATCACCAGATTGTGCTGAATTGTTATTTAATGCATCTCAAAAACATCCTGAAGTTGGTTTCTTTTATACTGATAGTGCTGAAATAAATGATAATTGGGAATCATTACATTATGCCCCGGGTTTTGCTTTTGGTTATGGCAAGTATAAAGACGATTGGGTAGGAGATAAAAAATATGATTCATGTGTTTCACCTAATATTAATCCTAAAACTATTCGTCATATTGTAGGTGTTCCTAATCATGTTAGAGCATGGAGACGAGATGTATATCATCAAATTGGAGGTCATAATAGAAATTTAGCAATTGCTGATGATTATGAATTAATTGTAAGAACTTTCTTACATACTGAAATGATGCATATACCTAAATTATGTTATTTACAGTTTATACATTCATCAAATTCTCATGATTTATCAAGACGTGACATACAACGTAGAGTAAGAACTATTATGTATCATTATAATGATAGAATTGCGGAACGTTTTAAAGAGTTAGGTGTTGAAGATTATGTTTATAATGAAAATCCAAATATGCCTTTAAATGTTGAATCACGTTTTGGAGATCAAGAAAATTATGTAAATAAAATATACAAACTATGATATCGTTTATAGTACCAACATTATGGAAATGCGATAAAATAATTGAAAGTATTAATTCATTTATAGAGACTAAAATACCAGATGCTGAATTTATTATAATTGATAATGCCAACTCGGATTTTAATGATAAAGATATTATTTGTTTAAAACAAAAAACAAATATAGGTGTAAATCCAGCATGGAATTTGGGAGTTCAAACAGCAAAAAATGATTTAGTATGTTTATTAAATGATGATATAACATTTAATTTTAAAACATTAAAAAATAATATCGATCGTATTGCTGAAATATGTGATGATACAATGATAGGATTTGATGCAAATACAAATTTTGCAGAATCATTAAATAACGATAATGATGTATTTGGTTTTACTGAAGCACCATGTCGTACATTAGGATTTGGCTGTATGATGTTTATACATAAAAAAAATTATATTCATATTGATGAACGAATGAAAATATATTGTGGTGATGATTTATTATATTGGTGGAATAAAGATAAACATCAAAAGACAATTTATAATATAAATAATTTAAAATCAACAGGATACTTAAGTTATACAAGTAAAGATTATGAGCATGTTATGCATCCTGAAGTAGATATTTTCCAAGAAGTAATTAAAAATTTATAATATGAAAGCAAAATTAAAATTATTTGAAATCCTTAATTTAGATATTGAATTAAACGGATTTGTTCTTCCAGAAGGAGAAATACGTGTTGAAGGTTTATTAAATCAAAAATTATCTTATACTCTAAAATATAAATTAAGAGAAGATATTAAAAAATTATTAGAAGAAAAAAAATCTATTCTTCAAGTTCAAAATGATTTAATTTCAAAATATGGTACCATAGATGAAAATGGTAATTTTGGATTAGATCGTTGGACCGATTTTGAGAAAAAAATTGTAAATCCTGAATTTAATAAATACAACGAAGAATGGAATCAATTTTTAACTACAAATGAAAAAGAAATTGAATTAACTGATTTAACATTAGATGATTTAAAAGATGTAGTTACCAAAGATATTTATACAGTACTTGATGTTTATTTTATTAAAGTAAATGAATAAATTTTTAGAAATAGCTCGATCATGGATTACAGCAGTAAATCCATCAGAAGAACAACAACTAAGAGCAGGTCAACGTATTACTGTATGTAATACATGCAATTTTAAAAAATATAATGATGTAGCTGATTTTTACTATTGTGGGAGTTGTGGATGTCCATTAAAAGGCAAAATATACTCTCCGGTAGAAAAATCATGCCCTGAAAACAAATGGCCAGTATGATCAAAGCAACAAAAATAACAGACGAAGAATTAGCAGAAGTAAAACAACTTCAGCAAGATTTTCAATTAATAACGTATCAAATTGGAGAATTATCAGTAATTGAACATAATCTTCAAAATCAAATAGATAGTATTAAAACAGAATTAAAAAATTTCTATTCAAGTTTAAAAACCTTACAAGATAAAGAAAAAGATTTAATAGATAAATTAAATCAAGTTTATCCAAATATGAATATAAATTTTGAAACAGGCGAAATTTCATAGTTTGCCTTCGTTTTATTCATTTTATTATATATTTATTATAGAAATACCCAAATTATAATAATCAATTTAAAATGGCAGAACAAATTATATCACCTGGTGTTTTTGTTAACGAAAGTGACAAATCATTAGTTTCACAAGGACCTGTTGTAACAGGCGCGGCTGTTGTCGGTCCTACAGTAAAAGGTAGTCCATTAATCCCGACAGTAGTTACTTCATATTCTCAATATGTTTCAAAATTTGGCGAGTCCTTTAAATCAGGAAGCCAATATTATGAATATTTTACTTCATTAGCAGCTAAAGAATACTTTTCCGGTGGTGGTCAAACATTACTTGTTACTCGTATTATTTCTGGCTCAGCATATAATACATATGCACAAGCAGCCGTTCCCTGTGTTAGTAGTTCAGCAACACCTTCATTTACTTTAGAAACATTATCATACGGAACCGGAGCTAATAATTCTGGATCAATGTCTGTTTCTGGAGCTTTATTTTTAGGTACGGCCGATAATGTTCGTTATGAAATTACGAATATAAATTCAGGAAGTGGTATATTTACTTTAATTATTCGTCGTGGTGATGATACTACAAATAATAAAAATGTATTAGAAACATTCTCTAATTTATCATTAGATCCACAACAACCGAATTTTATTTCAAGAGTAATTGGTGATCAGAAATTTGTTTATACTTCAACGGATGGAGGATATTTACAAATAACTGGTTCTTATCCGGTTGCTAGTGAATATATTCGTGTAGCATCTGTTAATACTTTACAAATTGATTCTATTGATAATGATGGTAATTATAAATCTACACAATATTCAGGTTCATTACCTGCTTTAGGAAGTGGTTCTATAGGAGGTGCTTTTTTAGGTGGTGTAGCTGATACAAACCGTCAAGGTTTATATTTTGAAAATATTACAACATCAAATAATCAAGGATTTAATCCTGCTGATGATTATGCGGCTGCTTTAAATTTATTAACTAATCAAGACGAATACGATTTTAATTTATTATTTGTTCCGGGAGCTATAAATAATTCAACTGCTATTTCTATTTGTGAATCTAGAGGAGATGCATTTGCTGTTATTGATCCTGTAGTTTATGGTTCAACTAAAACAGCTGCTATAGGTGCTGCTGCTGCTTCAACTTCAAATTATGCTGCTGTTTATTGGCCTTGGGTTCAAACTTTCTCAGCTACTTTAGGTAAAGCTGTTTGGGTACCGGCTTCAGTAGTAATGGCTGGCGTTTATGCCTTTAACGATCAAGTTGGTGCTGAATGGTTTGCTCCTGCTGGTTTAAATCGTGGAGGAATTGGTTCAGTAATTCGTGCAGAACGTAAATTAGCTTCTACAGATCGTGATGATTTATATTCAGCTAATGTAAATCCATTAGCAACGTTCCCTGGTGAAGGTGTTGTAGCATTTGGTCAGAAAACATTACAAAAACGTGCTACATCATTAGACCGAATTAATGTTCGTCGTTTATTGATTAACTTAAAACGTTTCGTAACAGGAGTTTCTCGTCAATTAGTATTTGAACAAAATACAGCAGTAACAAGAAATCGTTTCTTATCAATTGTAAATCCATATATGGAACAAGTTGTTCAGAAACAAGGATTGTATTCTTATAAAGTAATAATGGATGATTCAAACAATACTGCAGATGTAATTGATCGTAACCAATTAGTTGGTCAAATTTATGTTCAACCTACTAAAACTGCTGAATTTATTATCTTAGACTTTACTTTATTACCAACTGGTGCTACGTTTCCAGCTTAATAAAATTTAAAAAACCGATATTTATAGTAAACAATATATAACAAATGGCAGTATTAGATCCTTCAGAAATTATGTTCACCGCTTTTGAACCAAAAGTTCAAAATCGTTTCATAATGTATATAGATGGCATTCCATCATATTTAGTTAAATCAGTAGCTTCTCCTCAATTCGAAGCTAATGAAATTATATTAGACCATATTAATACTTACCGTAAAGTTAAAGGTAAAGTAAGATGGAGTGATATGTCAATGACTTTATATGATCCTGTAACACCATCCGGTGCTCAATCAGTAATGGAATGGGCTCGTTTAGCTCACGAATCAGTAACGGGACGTGATGGATATTCAGATTTCTACAAGAAAGATTTAGTTTTAAACGTATTAGGACCAGTTGGTGATGTAGTATCAGAATGGATTATTAAAGGAGCATATGTTAAAAATGCTAATTTTGGTGCTTATGATTGGTCAAATGATACTGCTGTTTCGATTGATTTAACAATCGCTATGGATTATTGTGTATTGAACTACTAATAATTAAATTATAATAGTATAAAAACCTCTCGACATTTTGTTGAGGGGTTTTTTCTTTTATATATTTATATACGCACAATAAAATTGTTATATGGAATCAAAATTTAAATTACCTACCGAAACGGTAACTCTCCCATCTAAAGGTTTATTATATCCTAAAGAAAACCCACTATCTGCGGGTGAAATTGAAATGTCATATATGTCTGCAAAACATGAAGATATTTTAACTAATATTAATTTTATTAAAAACGGAACAGTAATCGATAAATTACTTCAAGCATTAATTATTAGTCCTATCAATTATAATGATTTAGTTTCTGGTGATAAAGATGCAATAATGATTGCTGCTCGTATTTTAGGATATGGTAAAGATTATCCTATTAAATTTTATAATGAATACACTAAAAAAGAAGAAGAATATATAGTTGATTTAACTCAATTAAAAGAAAAAGAAATTAATGAATCTTTATTAGTTTCAGGAACAAATGAGTTTTCATTTACTTTACCTCAATCAGATAATTTAGTTACTTTTAAGATATTAACTCATAATGATGAAAAAGCAATCGATCAAGAATTAAAAGGTCTAGTTAAAATATATCCAGATAAATCATTTGATACTACTACTCGTTTAAAATATATTATAACGTCTATTGAAGGAAACCGTGAGAAAAAAGATATACGCGAGTTTGTCGATACTTATCTTACTGCGCAAGATGCGCGTGCATTACGCAATTATTATGCACAAATTTCACCCGGAGTAGACATGACTATTACTATTGATAAAGATGGTTACACACAGGAGGGTGTATCATTGCCTATTGGCTTAAACTTTTTTTGGCCTGACTCCAGCTTATAGAATGTTAATGTTTTCTCAAATTCATGAAATAGTATTTCATGGAAATGGAGGATATGATTGGGAAACAATTTATAATATGCCTTTATGGCTTCGTAGATTTACCTATGAAAAAATAAAAGAGCATTTTGAAAAACAAAAAGAAGAAGCAGATAAAGCAAAAAATCAATCTACAAATACTAATAAATCAGAAATAGCTCGCCCTAATATCAAATCTGATTATTCACTTAAAGCACCTAAAAAATAGGTGCTTTTTATATTTATATTATATAATTAACTTATGGCTGAAATAGATGATTTTGGGGATAGAATAGGAGACATTAATAAAGATGCTGCTGAATTAAAAGGTTCATTATTTTCTGTCACTGAAGAATTAAAAAAAATTATTCGAAATTCTTCGGAAATAGCAAGTAATTTTGGGGTTACTCAAAATACTAATGCTAGGTTATTAGGTATAGCTAAAGAATTATCTCGATTATCTGCAAAAGAATTAATAGATAAAAAAGAAATAAATAGTTTAGAAAATAAAACTAAAGAACTTTCTAAAAAAGTACGTGAGGATAATGTTGAATTATCTCGTTTAACTAGTTTACGATCAAACGCTCAGGGGGAAGAATTAATATTTTTAAATAAATTAATAGCTTCTAAATATGAGGAAAAATCAATAAGTGAAGCTTTATTACAAGATGCTAATTCATTACTTTCTATTTCTAAAGAATTAAAAAAACAATATGATTTTGAGGAACTTATTAAAAAATTAAAAATATTAATACCCTCATTAAGTAATTTATTTTCTTTAGGATTTTTTACTACTCAAGCACTTAAAGCAAGTTCTCAAGTAACTGATTTGCAAAAATCATTATTAGTATCTCGTGATGCTGCTTATAGTATACGAGAAGATTTTATTGGTATAGCTAATGCTAGTGGAGATACTTTTATAACTACTGATAAATTATTAGAAGCTAATGCCGAATTAAGTAAACAATTAGGATTTGCTAAGAATTTTGGTGCTGATTTAAATATTGAATTTGTTAATTTAACAAAACGATTAGGTTTATCAGCAGAAGCAGCAGGTGGTTTAGCTATAGCTAGTATAGCTACTGGTCGTTCTTTAAAATCAATAAGTGAAGATGCTGCTGGAGCCGTTTCATCAATATCAGCACAATATGGTATTCAATTAAATGTTAGAGATGTTTTAGAAGAAGCAGGTGCTGCTTCTGCTTTAATGTTAGCTAATTTTCAAGGAAATCCAATTGCATTAGCTAAAGGAGTAGCTCAAGTAAAAGCTTTAGGTACATCTTTAGATCAAGTAAATAAACAAGCTAGTGCTTTATTAGATTTCCAAACATCTATTGAAAGCCAATTAAATGCTAGTTTATTAACAGGCCGACAAATTAATTTAGAACGAGCACGTGAATTAGCATTAAATAATGATTTATCTGGTTTAGCTGAAGAATTAGTAAGTCAACAAATAGATTATAATGGATTCTTAAAATTAAATAGAATTCAACGTGATGGAATTGCTCGAGCTGTTGGTTTAGAATCAGAAGAATTAGCCGATCAATTACTAAAAATAGAATATCAAAATCGTTTAAGAACAGGAACAGTATCATTAATGGGAGCCGAAGCATTAAAACGTGCTGAAGCATTATCTGCTCAAGATAAATTTAATGCAGCTATTGATAAATTATCAGGTTTATTAGGTAATTTATTAGATGGTCCTTTAGGAAAAGTAGTAGATGCTATGGCTTCTATTGCTAGTAATAGTACAATGCTTGGTGCTGCTTTGGGTGGATTAGCTTTTATTCAATTAACTAGTTTAGTAACTCAATTAGGTCGATTAGGTAGACAGTTAAAAAATATAGCTATTCTAAGTACAGTAGTAAAAGGAATGTCTAACCCATTATTAGCTTTAGGTGGTTTAGCTGCTGGAGTTGCTGCTGGAGCTATATTAGGTTCTACATTAGGTGGAGATGAAGAAAATCCATCTATATCTTCTGCAGCTGGTGCTGCTAGATTATCATCAAATAATAATATAAATCAATCTACTTCTACTAATGAATTAGATTATAATAAATTAGCTCAATCTATGAGTAATGTTAAATTATCAGCTAATGTTAGAGTAAATGATTTAGCAAATCCGGTTACTATATATCAACAACAAAACATGAGACGTTCTGTTTAATTTAATATTTATAACAAAATAATAAAATGGGATTATTAGACAATTTATCAAAAATGTTTTTAGGTTTAAAAGGACAAAAACCTAAATTTAATGCTGAATCTAAAACTTCAACATTACATTATCAATCATCAACACTTGGTGAGCCTAAAATTATAAGAAATCCATCTATTTTAGATGAAACAGATGTAATGAATAAAAATAGATTCAGAAGCGCTAAAGGACAAAAATACACGGATAACTTACCTAAATAATTATGTCATTATTTGGCAAATTAAAAACAACCAAGTTTAAATCACTAAAATACGGTGATGATTCTTTTGGAGGTGGTGATAGTTTAGAACCTATTATTCAGAAACCAATTAGAAATGATAATCCTGTGGGTGTACAAACACCTATTCAGGATGTTGCTTTAGAAAATGAAAAACGAATTTCAGTTTTATTAAATAAAACTAATAGGGGATACAAATTTATACGTAATCAACAAAGTTTACAATTATCTAATACTAGATTAGAAGCAACTCCAGATAATATTTCTAAACGTACTAGAATTAGTCCTTTAATTTATTATAATCCAGGAAATACACTAGCACAAATCGGAAGAAATCCTGCAGACCAAGGAGAACATTATACTCGTTTTGGAGTTACACCATTTATGGATGAAAATTTAAAATATTCATCTGTTGTAACTAGAAATAATCAAGAAAATAATAATAGATTAGAAAAACTTTATAATAAATTACAAGTAGGTACTATACCTACTACAGTTAATGATCTTTTTAAAGATAGATTAAGAAATACTTTAAATTCAATAGCTAGAGGAACTAATTTATTAGCCGGTATATTTAATATATTTGGAGGAAACCGAATTATTAATAAAATTAATAGTAAAGTAAATCTAATTACTAATTCTATACTTCCTGCATTAACTCCTGAAAGTCGAATAATTGATGAATATAATGGAGGACCGGGTTCATTATATGGTGTTGTAGGAACTACTAAAATTAGACGTTTTGATTATACTAATCAAGTTGATATTAATAAATTTAAACAATTTGTTAAAGATAAAATAAATAGTCGTAAAAATTTAATTACTGGTTTTGGAAATAGACCTAATCCTGAACAAACTAAATTAGGCACTTCAGTATTATATGGTAATGATGTTACAGCAGGATATGAAAATAAAGATGAAATTAAAAATTCAGTTTATAATATAACCTCTGATATTAATGGTAATAAAATTTATGATGATATTATAAATAAGAGTAAAGGAATGAGTAGTGGTACTTATACAGAATATTTAGGTACTAACGAAACAACAACTGGATATAGATATGTTTATGCTAAAAAATTATCTAAAAATATTAAAAATCCAGATGGACGACCTAGTTGGATTAATTCTAAATTAAATGTTTATAATGATGTTACTATAGATGATAGAATGCCTGTTAAATTTAATTTAATAAATGCTTTTACAGGAAATATAAATAATGTTGTTGAATTTTCAGCCTATATAAACGGATTTAGAGATTCATCTACCCCAGAATATAGTGATATAAAATATATTGGTCGTTCAGAACATTTTTATGTTTATAATGGATTTAAACGTGATGTATCTTTTAATCTTCAAGTTCCGTGTTTTAATTTATATGAATTAAGAGAAAAACATAAAAATTTAGCAACATTAATGGCTTCAACTATGGGTCAATATGATGATACTAAATTAGGAGGAGTATTATGTAAATTAACTTTAGGTAATTATATTAATAATCAAGCAGGGTATATAACTAGTTTATCTTATGATATTCCTGATGATTCACCTTGGGATTGGGAAAAAGGATTAGCTCATAATTTAAACGTTTCTATTGGATTTACATTAATTCATAATTTCTTACCTAACTTAAATAATAGTGAAAGAATATTTTCTTTAGGAAAACCAATTACTAATAAACGACTTCCTGATGGAAATCCATCAACTGAATTAGCAATAGCTCAACAAGTATTAAGTAATAATTTTAGAAATACTTTAAATTCATTTTCAAGTGTCGGAGATAATAAATTATTTAATCAACTTCCCCCAGTTGATCAAATTAAAGAAGCTAAAAAGAAACAACCTGGAGGTCTTATAGTAACTCAACCAAAACCACTTCCTGTAGAATTAAGTGCTATTCCTAAAATTGATATTAAACGTCCATTTTAATGAGATACGATCAAAATATAATTTATAAAACAGTAGATAATAAACCATATTATAAAGGTAAATTATATCCTGATATACCTTATACTGATACGGATGATTATGTTATTACTACTATTGGAGATAGATTAGATTTATTAGCATATAGTTATTATAATGATCCTGAATTATGGTGGGTTATTTCTGTAGCTAATAATCATATAACTAAAGGATCAATGTTTCCTACTCCTGGTCTGCAATTAAGAATTCCTACTAATATTACTAATGTGTTAAGATTGTTTAATGAATTAAACGGTCTATAAAGTTATGTCTATATTTAATGCTCCTTTCAATTCTAATATCTCAGATTCATTGACTATACGTCAAGAATTAATGGGAAAACAAACACGTACTCCTAAAGAATTAACATTTTTAAATTCTAAAACAAATTGGGTATCATTAAAATCAGGAGTCGATATTGATTTAGATGATGGCGCTTTAGCTAAAGCAAATGTTTTAGAGGGAGGTACATTATCTCCTGATGGTAAATTAAAATCCGGAGTTACTACTGGAGGTAATGGTGGTTCTTATAGTAATACTAATATATTAGGTATTAAACCAATGCCTGGTATAACATCAGTATCGATTGAAAATATAGGTGCTTATGGTTCTACTCGTAGAGCTACAATTAATTTTCAATGTTGGGATATTAGTCAATTAGAAGTTTTAGAACAATTATATATGCGTCCTGGTTATTTAGTTTTACTAGAATTTGGTAGGACTATTTATTTAGAAAAAGACGGGAGTTTACAACAAACTGAACGAAAAGCATATTATGATTTCTTTAGTAAAAAGAATATTGTTTTATTAGATGAATTAAATGCTTTACATAAATTAGCTATTGATTCTAAAGGTAATTATGATGCTTTTTTGGGTTATATTGTAAATTACGGTTGGCAAGCAAGGCCGGATGGTGGGTATGATTGTAAAACAGAAATGATATCAACAGGTGAAGTTTTAGAATCATTAAAAGCCAACTACTCATTAGCTACAGATATTAATTTTTCAGGAGTTACAGATAATAATTTTAAGTTTCAAGGAAAATTAATTCCCGGTTCCGGAATAAAAAAAGTAAGTAGTGATGATTTTACTAAAATAAATCAAGATTACAGTTCTAATATTTTAGCAGGATTACTTAGAGAACTTCATGTTTTATGTTATAGTTTATCTCCATTACCTACTGATTCTAATCAACTTACTACTACAATAAATGGTGAATCTACAATTATTGATATAGCTAAATTATATTATACTTCAACAGAAGATCCTCAATATTATTCTACTATTCAACATACAAGTAAACAAAATTTTTATATTACTTTAGAATCATTTATAGATTTAATTAATAAAATAATTATTCCTCATGTTAATAGTTCAGAAGGAAATAAATCATTAGGTGCATTAACTAAACTATCAGTAAAAGATAGAAAATATATTGATGGAGAGAATGAAGCTGCATTAAAATGTTTATATAATGTATTAATGACGTCTGTTAATCCTGATGTTTGTTTTATTAAAAACGAATATTGGGTAAATGTAATTAAAGGTATTAATATGAGACAAATTAATGCTGGAGTAAATGTAGATGTATCCCCAGTATTAACTCAATCACCTATAGTTCAGTTAAAAACAGATATGGTAGATTGGATTACGATATTAGGTAATAATACAAAATCTTCTAGATTTGCTGATTATAAAGATCGTCTTAAAGTATTAGATAAAATATATGCACAATATACTAATTATGTTATTACTAATAAATCATTAACTAACGATCAATTTTTTCAAATTCTTCAACAAGCTTACCAACAAGTTAGAGGTGGAGTACAAACTACAACTATAGAAATTCCAGAAGTTAGAGGAATGGGAGGAGAAATACTTAAACCTAAAGATACATCAATTCAGAAAAAACGATCATGGATATTAATATCAAATGAAGCATTTAAGAAAAAATTACGAGATAATTTTCCATATAGTGAATTAATTACTAATCGAGAATTAGATAATCAATTTTCGGATTTATTTAATGATTTTGCCGATGCTACAAATGTAAACGCTACTGGGAATCGAGGGGAATTATTTACGCCTAATCAAAGATTAATATTTGATGGAATTAAAAACGCTAAAGTAGATAAAGCATTAGATGCTGAATTAGATACTAGAGAAGAAAGATTAAGAATAGCTACAGAACAAACTAAACAAATAGAAGAAACTAAATCAAAACTTCAAAAATTAGGAGATGATTATCAACATATTTTAGACTCTTTATTTTATTCATTTGTTGATTCAACCAGTAATAGAAAACAAGGTATTATAGGTAATATATATTTAAATATAAAATACTTATATCGTTTAGCTACTGATCCTGGTTTAACTACTCAAGATCCATCAGGTAAAAATTTATTATCTTTATCTCAATATATTACTGGATTGATGAAAAATGTTCAATCATCTATAGGTAATGTTAATAATTTTGAATTACATATTGATGATAGAGATGGTATTGGTCGGATTATTGATTTAAATTATATTAGCCCAGATAAATTAGATAATAACTTTAAATTTGAAATAGGTAGTAATAAATCTATTATACGTGACTTAAAATTAGAATCAAAAATATTTTCTGATCAAGTATCAATGATGGCTATTTCTGCTCAAGCCGAATCTGGTCGTTTAGGATATGATAATACTACTATAACTACATATAATAAAGGAATAACAAATAGATTAATTCCTAAAATAAACTCTCCATCTGTTTCTAATGATAATTATGTCACAGAAAATTTAGTATCTTCTTTATCTAGTTTGATATCTTTATTCTTTATTCCTTTTGTTGAAGAATATTTTAAAAATGGAGAAGATGATAATGTATATGGAGGTGTATTTAATGCTGAATGGACTTCATCATGTCAAAATTATTTAAGAGATATTATTAACTTCTTTACATCATTTTATAATTTAGATAATGCAAATAGTATGTTTTTACCTGCTTATCTATCATTCACAATAGATGGAATTTCAGGTTTGATAATAGGTAATATATTTTCTGTAGATAAAACATTTATTCCTAAATCTTATAAAAATGCTAATAAAGATTTAAATTATACTATTGTAAAAGTAAATCATGAATTAAAGGAAAATGATTGGACAACATCTATTGATGCTATTCCATTACCTCCATCATCTGAATTAATTAATGTTACTATAGATAATTCAAATATTAATTTTGAAGTAGTAATTTATTATGATCCAAATACTAATAAGTATCAGATAGATGTAGGAACTAGTCAATTTATGACTAATGCTTCTAAAAATAATATTATTTTGAAAATATATAATACTTTAAAACGTTATTATAATTTAACAGAAGAACAAGCCTCTGGTATTATAGGTAATGCAATGGCTGAATCTGGTTTAAATCCAACTATAGAAATACCAGATCCTAATAGAAAAAATCCATTAGCTAAATCAGGAGGATTATTTCAATGGAATGATACTCGATTTGATACATTAAAAAAAGAATATCCTGGTGAAAACTGGAAAAATCCAGATAATCAATTATTATTTTTAATTAAAGAAATAAATTCAAAATATACAAAAACAATAAATCAAATAAAAAATCTATCAGGAGATTCAAATAAAATAGTATCTGATTCAACTTTTATATGGGCCTCTCAATTTGAAAGATGTAGAGAATGTATAATAGAAAATAATATAGATAGAGATGGAAATTTAGTTTACACCCCAGAAATTAAAAAACGAATAGCATTTGCTCAAAAAGCATTGAATGTAATTAAAAATCCTAGTAATTTTATAAATAAAAATATACAAGTATTATAATGTCATTACGTTATCCTAAAAATCAAGTTAAAACTAAACTATTTACTAATGGTGGAGAGTTTATTTATAAATCTAGCGGATTAGATTATATAGGATATTATCATACTATTAATAATAAAGCATATGCTGGTCCTATTTCTCTACCAGATGTACCCCAAATTGAATTAGATGTAAATCCTAATATATTACCTATAGGAGCTGATACTAATATATTAAATGCTATGGGTAATGCTGTCGGTTTTTTTACCCAAGCTTATAATTTTGCTAAATCTAATTTAGATACAGCAAATAATATTAAAGATAAAGTATTTCCATCAAAATCATTAAAAAATACTTCAGATAGTTTAATTCCACGAACAGGAATACATTATTTTGTTCAACAAATAAATGATCCTAATAAAGTAATTAAAGAAACAGATATGAATGGATTTAATTCTTTACAAAAAGATCCAATATATAAAACTGTATCAATCAGTTTTTCAGCATTAGATGTAGACAAACAAATTGAAGATGGAGAAAAACAAATACCAGGATTAAAATCATTTTTAGAATTATAATTTCCAGTATATATTAAATTAAAAGGTTATACTATGTTTTATATTATTGAAAAACAAGATCAACTAGATCAATTACATATTGGTGAAGATACATTCATTCATATTATTCCAACGAATGAAAATTACCATCCCGCTCTACAAGATATCAGTTTAATTTATGTTCGATGGATAAAAGGACATAAGGGGTATATTCTATGTATTAATCATTCAGAATCATTATCATTAAAATCTACGGATATACTCGACAAACTATCTAAAGTCGATAATTTATATACATTAGATAAGAAAGCGGTGTTACACCACTTCCCTACATTGAGTCCTCAATTAATTGATGTGCAACTGGTTAGCTCATATTATACTCTTCAAAATATAAACATTGAGCAATACGAATCAAAAGTTGAGACTGATTTTAAACGTAAGTATTATACTGAAGTACCATCAACATTAATTCCTATAGCAAAACATTATGAAAAATATGAAAATATATATGATCATATTGAACAGACTATAAATAAAATTAGTGAGAATTTAGACGAGTATGCATTTTTAAATCATTATGTTGCTCCATTATTTTATAATATTGAAAAACAAGGTATTAAATTAGATAAAGAACCATTTATTAAATACTTCAGTACATTACCTAATCCTAAATTTTCAGTATCTAAAGGTAAAATATACACACAATATAATTTAAATACATTAACTGGAAGACCATCAAATGCATTTAATAGTGTTAATTTTGCTGCATTAAACAAAACAAACGGTGAACGTGCTGCATTTATTCCCGAAAACGATAAATTAGTTGAAATAGATTTTAAAGCATATCATCCAACTATTATTGCTAGATTAGCTGGATATGAATTTACAGGAAATATATACGAACAATTATCTCAACAATTTCCAGGATCAACACCTGAAACAATTAAGGAATTAGTATTTCAACAATTGTATGGAGGTGTTAGAAAAGATTTTCAAGATAAACCATTCTTTTCTCAAGTAAACAACTATACAAATCAATTATGGGGTTCAGCAGATAACGGTGTAAGAGGTGCTCAATTTGGTAAACAGTTTACTAAATCTATAATTGAAAATCCAACACCACAAAAATTACTTAATTATATTGTTCAAAATACCGAAACTATATTTAATGTAGTTCAGTTTTCAGCTGTTATAAATTTACTTAAAGATAAAAAAACAAAAATTATTCTCTACACATATGATTCTATATTGTTAGATTATGATTCATCAGAGAATTTATTAGATAATATAACTTCACTACTAAAATTTAATCATTCCACGAAATCTGGACAAAATTACGCAGAAATTAAATAAATCATATATTTATGTTAGACTTAAGTTACGATTTATTTAATAATACATTTTTAATGGCTAATAAGCTATTCTGCACTTTTACTACTCCCGAAGAATTAGACGAAGCTCTAAACACTTTACAAACAAAATATACGATATTATATTCCAAAATATTTGTACTGGAATCATTATCAACCGAAGAATTTATTTGCACCTATAATATAGACACGTTTAATATGTCCCACAACACTGTGCTTCCTAATACTATTCTATTACATAGAAAGAAAGAATCAAATACGTTATATACAATCAATGCTTTAAATGCATTAATCAAGTCTTTAAATGATGGTGTTTTAGACATCAAATTTAAAATCATATGGAATGAATACAAAAATTCCATATTGCTTATTCAGAATAATGATCTGAATATTATCAAAACAAAAATCCATAAGATAATTAATCTTTAAGATAGGCTTGTCTATCGGACTTTCTTTTGTTACATTTACATGTAATTAATAATTTTTTCATATATAAACAAGTAAAACAATGGATATTAATCTGTTAAAGAATAAATTGACCGCCCTTAATAGCTCAGGTAAGAAGCAAGGTACAGGCGAAAAAATCGACTACACACAGTATTTTTGGAAACCACAACCAGGTAAACATCAAATTAGAATTGTTCCATCTAAATTAAACAAATCTAATCCGTTTCGTGAAGTATTTTTCCATTATGGATTTACTAAAGGTCCAGTATTAGCTTTAAGCAACTGGGGTGAGGCTGATCCAATTATTGAGTTTGCTGCTAAATTAAAAGCAACTCGAGATAAAGACAATTATTTATTGTCTAAAAAATTAGAACCGAAAATGAGAGTATTTGTTCCTGTTGTCGTTCGTGGTGAGGAAGAAAAAGGAGTACGCTTATGGGAGTTCGGTAAAGAAATTTATACAACATTATTAGGTATTGGTACTGATGAAGATTATGGTGACTTCACTGACGTTACTGAAGGTCGTGATTTTACAGTAGAAGCTGATTATAAAGATGTAGCAGGTCGTAAAGTAGTAGGTTGTACATTACGTATTAAACCAAAACAAACACCAGCAACTGAAAATGCAGCTCAATTACAAAAATGGTTAGATGAACAACCAGATGTTTTGACTCTAAATCGTAAACGCGATTATGATGAAATTAAAGGATTATTAGAAAAATGGCTTAATCCAGAAGCTGAAGAACAACAATCACCAGAAGCATCACCTGCTGTATCATCAAATTGGGTAAATGAAAATCAAGTAACAGAACAAGAACGTGCTGCATTTACTTTAAATACAAATCCATCAGATAAATTTGACGAATTATTTAATTCATAATAATGGCTAAAAAATCACCATCAGAGACGGTCACCCATGTATTGGGTGACAAATCTAAATTTAACTTATCAGCTTTTAAAAAGTCTAAGTTTTTAGATACAACAACAAAATTTAAAGAACAAAAATGGATTCCATTTACATCAGCAATTAAAGAAGCATTATCAATTCCTGGTGTACCAATGGGACAGATTACAATTGCTAGAGGTGGTTCAGATACAGGAAAAACTACATTATTAATTGAAACTGCTGTTACTGCTCAAAAAATGGGTATATTACCTGTTTTTATTGTTTCAGAAATGAAATGGGATTTTTCTCATGCTCAAAAAATGGGATTAGAATTAAAAGCAATTCCAGATGAAGAAACAGGCGAAGTAATTGATTATGATGGTTTTTTCCTTTATATTGATAGAGGTTCAATCGATTGTATCGAAGACGTATCAGCATTTATTTCAGATATTTTGAATGAACAAGCAAAAGGACGTTTACCGTATGATTTATTGTTTTTATGGGATTCAGTTGGTTCGTTACCATGTCAAATGAGTGTAGATCAAGGCAAAAACAATCCAATGTGGAACGCAGGTGCAATGGCTACTCAATTTGGTAATTTTATCAATCAACAATTTCCATTATCGCGTAAAGAAAAATATCCATACACTAATACATTCTTTGTTATCAATAAAACAGGTGTTCAACCAGCATTAACTCCTATGTCTCAACCTAGACGTACTAATAAAGGTGGAGATACAATGTATTGGGATGCAGCAGTTGTTATTACATTTGGTAACGTAACTAATTCAGGTACATCAAAAATTAAAGCTACTAAAAATGGTAAATCAGTTGAATTTGCTAAACGTACTAAAGTAGCAATTGATAAAATTCACGCCGATTGTGGAGTTGCTACTGCCTCAACAGTAATTGTAACACCACATGGTTATATTGACGATACACCAAATGCAATCGCTAAATATAAAAAAGAACATGCGCATGAATGGTTCCAAGGACTAACAGATGTGGATGATTTACAAATTACTGAAGATAATAGCGAGTGGGAAGAAGGTAAAACAATTGCTCCTATTGTTGATATAGAAATAGATGATAATGAATAAAGACTTCTTAAATAAATTACTCTCAGAGTTAAAATCTGATAGGAATAATTCAAAAAATGCTCGAGTACTTATTGTAGACTCGATGAATACATTTCTACGAAGTTTTTCAATCATACAACATTTAAACCCCAATGGCCACCACGTAGGTGGCCTTGTGGGTTATTTAAAATCAGTTGGTTATGCTATTCGTTTATATCAACCAACTCGAGTTATATTAGTATTTGATGGTCAAGGTAATTCTACAAATAAACAGTATTTGTATTCTGATTATAAAGCAAATCGTTCAACTACTAAAGTAAATAATTGGAAGGTATTTTCTGATAAAAATGAAGAAAGTGAGTCAATGGCTAATCAAATGGGGCGATTAATTGAGTATTTAACTCAATTGCCTGTTTCGATGATTGCTATTCCTAAAATTGAAGCCGATGATGTAATTGGTTACTTAGTAGAACAATTCGAACCAAACCCAGAAACAGATAAAATTACAATTATGTCTGCTGACCAAGATTTTCTACAATTAGTTTCTAATAAAACAGAAATATATTCACCAACTAAAAAGAAAACATATGGTGTTAAAGAAGTATTAGATGAATATTTAGTTCATGCTAATAATTTTATTAATATGAAATTATTATTAGGAGATAGTGGAGATAATGTTCCTGGAGTAGGTGGTTTAGGACCTAAAAAATTATTAAAATTATTTCCTGAATTACAGAACGAACATATCTTAACTATTGAGAATCTGTTAACGAAAGCAAAAGATAATGAAGATAATAATCAGTTATATACTAAAGTACTTCAATTTGAACGTCAATTAAGACTAAACGAACAGTTAATGTCGCTTAAAAATGTAAATATAAGCGATGATGATAAAGACATTATTAATGAAACTATTTCAACTCCACCACCAGCATTGAATATTGGTAATTTTATTGAAATGACAGAAATTGATCAATTAAATGAAAGAATAAATTGGCAGAATTGGTTAATAGAGAATTTTTCCTCATTATATTGGGGAGATAAATAAAATATTTTAAAGGTTATATAAATTGACAGCACTAGATAATTTAGATAAATACGGGAATTCATTTCAAACTAAAGTACTCGGATTACTATTAACAGATAAAAAATTTCTAGTTAATGTATCCGATTCTTTAACTGATGAATACTTTGAAAATTCATCACGAAAATGGATTATTAAACGATTACAGAAATATTTTGATGAATATCATACTACACCTACATTAGAGGCATTAAGTATTGAAGTCAAAAAAGAAGAAAACGATGTTTTAAAAATCGCATTAACTGAGGAATTAAAACAAGCTTATTCATTAGCTGAAAAAAGTACAGACAACGAATATATTGAAAAAGAATTTAGTGAGTTCTGTCAGAATCAACAGATGAAAAAAGCTATTATGACATCCGTTGATTTATTAAATGATGGAGATTATGAATCAATTCGTACATTAATTTCTAAAGCCGTATCAAATAATCAAGAACGAAATACTGGTCATGATTTTGAATTAGATATTGAATCTCGATATAGACCAGATGATAGAAAAGTTATTCCTACTCCATGGAAAGAATTAAATTCAATAACGCAAGGTGGTTATGGAAAAGGTGATTTAGTTATTTTCTTTGGAGGACCAGGAGCTGGTAAATCATGGGCTGCTATTTCGATGGCTTTAGAAGCAGCTAAATTAGGAGGTAATATTGTTTATTACTCTTTAGAATTAGGTGAAGGATATGTTGGTAAACGATTCGACGCTAATCTAACTGGTATACCAGTAGATCAATTAGCAATGCATAGAGTTCAAATCGAAAACCAAATTAAAGGATTACCAGGTAAATTAATAATTAAAGAATATCCACCTAAACGAGCATCATTAGATACGATTGAATCTCATTTAGATCAATTGCGTCTTCAACATGACTTCGTACCGGATGCTATATTTATCGATTATTTAGATTTACTACGTAATCGTCGCGCTCGTAATGAAAGAAAAGACGATATTGATGATATTTATACTGATGCAAAAGGATTAGCTAAAGAATTAGGTATTCCAATTATATCTCCATCACAAGTAAATCGTTCAGGGTCTCAAGATAAAGTAGTTGAGGGTGATAAAGCAGCAGGTTCATACGATAAGATTATGATTGCCGATATTATTATATCTACTTCACGTTTAAGAAAAGATAAATTAGACAACACTTGTAGATGGCATATTATTAAAAATCGTTATGGGGTGGATGGTTTAACGTATAAATGCGAATTTAACGCATCAACTGGACAAACTAGTATACTAGGCGAATATGATGAAGATGATGAAGAGTCAAATAGTCCACAATCTCCTAAACAACAAAATAATTCTGATTTTAATAAAGATGATAGAGATTATTTACAAAAGAAATTTTTTGAACTTAATAAGTCTTCTTAATTATCATTAGTATATACTGTATTTATTACTGCACTAAAAATAAAAATAAAATTTATGTTAAAAGTTACCAAATTCTCAGCATCTTGGTGTGGTCCATGTAAAGTATTAGCACCAATATTTAATGAGGTTAAGTCTGAAGTAGGGGATGTTATGTATCAAGATGTTGATGTTGATCAAAATTCTGATTTAGCTATTCAATACAAAGTTCGTGGAGTACCCACCATTGTTATTGAAAAAGACGGACAAGAAGTAAAACGCATCGTAGGAATGTCCACCAAAGCTAATTTAGTATCAACAATTAACTCATTAAAATAATATGATTACTGATAAACGTTTATTCTATAAGCCGTTTGAATACGACCAAGCACACGAATTTTTAAAACAACAGCAACGTGTGCATTGGTTACCCGAAGAAGTTACATTAGCGGCTGACGTTAATGACTTTAAATTAAAATTAACCGAATCAGAAAAAAATCTAATCGGACAAATATTAAAATCATTTGCTCAGACTGAAACACACGTTGAGGATTATTGGTCATCTAATGTATCGCATTGGTTTCCAAAACCAGAAATCCAATCAATGGCTGTTACGTTTGGTTCATTTGAATCAATTCATGCTGAGGCATATTCATTACTAAATGAATCATTAGGTTTAGATGATTTTGCTGCATTTATGGATGATGAAGAAGCTCGTAATAAAATTGAGCGACTACAACAAGTAAAATCAGGTACAATGGATGAAATAGCACAATCATTAGCTATATTCTCAGCATTTACCGAAGGTGTTAATTTATTTTCATCGTTTGCTATCCTAATGTCATTTCAAATGAGAAATCTAATGAAAGGTATGGGACAAATCGTTGCATGGAGTGTTAGAGACGAATCATTACATTCAAAAGCGGGATGTTGGTTATTTAGACAATTATTAGAAGAACGCCCTGAATTAAATACAATCGATTTACAGGAACGTATTAAAACAGCATGTGCTATTTCAGTAGAATTAGAATTTGCATTTATTAATAAAGTATTTGAAATGGGCGACTTAGAAAATTTAACTAAGGAGCAATTAAAGAATTTCATTCGTGCTAGAGCCAATGAAAAAATGATTGAATTAGGTTATAAACCATTATATGATGTGAATGAACGACTATTAG